ACCGAAGGCCGCTCTGTAAACTCAGGGAAATATCCCGCTTCCCATGCGCGCATAGCCAGCTCATCAGGACTGTTGCTGTTCTGCTGCCCATCAGCACCAAGCATGGACGCCTGCCCCGGATTGTAGTCGCGTAGCAGCTTCAACTGGCCCTTGCGCGATACGCCCTTGATCGGGCCGATGCCCATCGCCTTCAAATCACCGCCACGATCCTCAATGCCACCTTTCGAGCGAATGAAGTCTACCAGCGACGGGCCACGATTGGGACCGCCCGTCTTGCCCTTCCGCATGACACCAATCGTCATATCGAGCGCATCGGCTTTCTGTGCCTGCGCCAGACCTTCAGGGAGAACCTGCTGTATAACGAGATCGTTATATTCGTTTCCGGTCAGTTCCTGCCCCAAGCGGGCCGAGCGGGTAGCCGCGCGCTGTGTCAGCAGTTCCGCCTGCTGCCGTGCTGTATTCGGCGTAAAACCCGCGTTCATCAGCTTGTCGGCAAGGGATTGCAGCAGCCGGTCACGAGGTTCCGCATCAGCCTTGATCTTGCGGTCCTGCTCGGCGAACTTGTCCGATATTTCCGCCATGACATCAGCCATAGCTTCATCGAACGTCTGCGCTTCCCGAACCGACATACCCCCCGGCGTCAGACGTACATCATCCCGCAGTGTCGCCCAAGCGCCTTTGGCAAGGATAGGCACAGCTTCAGACAGCGGAATGACGACATCGCCGCCCGTCGCCAAGCCTTCATCGACGGCATCGCGGTAATTGTCGAACGAGCCATCATAGCCATCCATCTGCATGTAGGCGTTGATGGCTTCGGCGGGGATATAGGCATTCTCAGATCCCGCGTCTTCCGCCATCGTGCGGATCAGCTCACCAAACACCACGCCATCACGGCCTGCGGTCTTGGATTTCGTGGCGGCATCGATGACCTTACCCAGCGCGTCGACCTGCGTCATAATCTCGCGAGACTGCAAAACCTTGTGCAGAACCTTGGCGCCCGCCCTTGCGGTACGTTCCCCTGCTACAGACAGGCTCGTGGTGAAGCCGGTTCCGCCGATTGTCGCCACCAGCGTTTCAGCAGCGGCAGCGGGGCGCTCCTCGACAAACTGGCGGAAGGTCTTTTCAGGATGGAGCGTCGCCCATTCGTTGAAGTCCTGCATTAACGTGGCGACCTGTTCACCCGGGATTTCCGAAGCAAGCTGGTGGAACAGGGTTTTCATCAATGGGCTTTTGGCGGCGATATCACCCGCCAGACGCGAGACCGGTATTTTCTCGGTCAGATACTCTATGGCGGCCTGCCCACTACCATAGATCGCAGCGCGATTGGGAGACAGGCCCGCCTCTCGCGCTTTTGCATATTCATTACCGCCAACAGACCCGGCGAACACGCCGACACCTGTTGAAGGCGCGCCCATCGCAGCTGTTCCTACAGCAACCGCAGAAACGGGCACACTCTCCACGCCCTGCAAAAGATTTCGCGCGAACCAGTTATCGACACGTGGGCGAGCGGCGTCCGCCATCGCCTGCCCCTGCTTCTGCTGCTTGCGGGCAAACGTTCCCATGACGTTTTCGATAGAGTTGCCGAAAACCTTGTTCTCGGCCCATGCTATCGGAGAATTGCTGACGGCGGTCTCGGAAAGACCCGCGATAACGCCCCAGAGGCTGGAAGTAACGCCGGAGTACACTCCAGCCTTGAGCGATGCGCCGATGTTCTTGAGACCATAGAACCCCTTGCCTAGCAGCCCGAGGCTCTCATAATCATCCGCCGCCACAGCAGCGTTACGAGGATCAGACGCCCATCTCCCCACGGCGGGATATTGCGCCATCACCGCCTTGTTGCGGTCGATCTCCTGTTGACGGGCGAAGGTATCGAGATTGGTCTCCACCACAGACGGAGGAAGCCCGCTTTCGCGTGCGAGCACATTGGCCCGGCCCACCACGTCGGGAGGGGAGGCGGTGTGTAGCGTCGCGGCGATACGGGAATTACGCTCAGCCGCGAATACATCGTCAAGCGGGTCGCCTGTCTGGGAAGATTTACCTATCAGGCTATCGAGAAGATCGGTCAATTCCAGTACCCCGGCACACCCTTGAACTTGACATATGTTGCCCCGACGATCCCGTCAGGAGGATTGGCGCCCCCGTTGTTGCGCTGATAGGACGCAATGATCCTTTGCCGCACGGCTTGCGGAACCTCGACCTGATAGGTCTTGCCCAACTCCACCTCGAAGCGGCGCGCTTCGTTCATGCCCCAGAGTTTACCTGGCACCATGACCTTCATCGTGGCGCGTCCGAACGCAGCCTTTAGCTCCGCATCGGTAGGATCGCGTTGCCCCTTGGTTTGAGCGAGAACAAACGATTCCATATCCTGAAACACGCGGGAATAGGTTTCAGGATCGTCTTTCTTGTCGAGCTTCTTGCGCAGGTCAGGATCAAGCGACGTGTAGAAGTCCAATGCCCCGGAGATGTTGCCCCGAATGCTTGTTTGCGCCCCACCAGACGACCGCAGTTTGGCTTGTTCGGAAATAAGGCTGTCCATTTCCGCCCGCGTTACCTTGCCGACATATTGCGACAGGTCCAGTTTCGCGAACCGCTGCGGATCGCCATACATGATGGCATGAGCCTGCCACATGATAGGCCCATTGGCTTCCGGCTCGGCTTCTTTCCGATTAGACTCAGCCGCATTCATGGCAGACGCACGAGCAGAGGGCGACATATTACCCCACACATCTCGCGGGATTTGCGATGTGTCGGTGAACTTCTCACGAAGGCCGAGGATCACTTCACTTGCTTGCTCATCCGCAGCGTCGCGCTTGCGGGCCAGAAGCCCTTCATCCCGTGCTATCTGCTTGTCAGCAAACGCCTTGGCCCGTTCGGTGCGCTCGAACGACCAGCCCTCATTGGCAGCACGCTTGTCGATATTGGCGTACCAGCTTTCCTTGTCCCATGTTCGGGCGGATTGCATGGCGCCGGTCTTCTTCTGGAAATTGGCGACATAATCCTGAGTTTCCTGTGGCAGTGCCTCCAGCCAGTTCCCACCCTTCTTGAGCGCCTTTTGCACAGCACCCGGCCCAGCATTATAGGCAGCAGCGGCGACGACAGGATCACCGAAGGTTTCAAGCTGCTTGTTGAAATAGGCAACGCCCAGAGCGCGGTTATAGTCCTTGTCTGTGCGGAACCGCTTTTCATCCCACGGCAGACCAGCCAATGCAGCGGCTTCAGGCCCGGTCCCCGGCATTACCTGCATGATGCCCACAGCACCAGCACTCGACGTTAGCGGTTTACCATCGGCACCGAACTGCCGCCCCCCGCTTTCGTTCGATTCGATAGCCTGGAGCATTTTACCGACGCTCGGCTGTGTCACAGGCGTATCAGCGGATACATAACCCGGCGCCGAACCATAGGCATCCTGCGCGGCCAATCGGCTATCCCCCATGCGCTTCAGATCACTTTGCAACCCCTGCGCCGTGCGCCAGTCCAATTTATCAACATTCTTGTCAAAGATGGATTTTGCGCCGTCATAGTCTTCTGCCAGCAGTTTGCCGGTTATCTGCTGCGTAATATAGTTTGACGCCCACTGACGCTTGCCTTCCGCCACTTCTTCAGCAGACAAAAAGCCCTCTTTTGCACCAGCGTCATACATCTCATTGGCATTGCCGATAATCGCGGCGCGGGTGCCTTCGTCCGGCGCATCACGTCCTGCATCCATAAGGCTGTCAAGCCCGTCGGAGAACGTAGCCTTACGCGCGGATATGCGCTTTTCCCGCGCGATACCAGAAATAGCCGCACGTCCACGTTCCAGATCCATATCCGTATCAACAACGAACAATGACCTGTCCGATTTGTTGGGAAGAAGCGCAGCGGCCTTTTCCCGCGCTGCCTTCATGCGCTCGGTATAAAGACCTTCGATCTTTGTGTAGTCAGTCTCGTTTTCCAGTTCCTGACGGGTTTGCACGTCAGCCTTGAGAATAGCTGTCTTGGCAGCAGCATAGGCAAGCTTGTCCTGCTTCTCCAGCATCCCTTGCCCGATAGAGGCAACCTTCCCACCGAAGTCGCCCACAGCATCAGCCACAGCCCCGGCATTACGCACCGTGGCAATGGAACGCTGGGAACGAGGAACCGGACGTGCGCCAAGATCGTCAAGTGTAGGAATACGGGGCATCAGCCATACCTCGAAGCAATAGAGGAACCGCCCTCAAGGATTGTCCCAAGGGCGCTTATCAGTCCTGCGGTCTTGGCGTTTTTCGCCTCCTTGCGGCGGGCCTTGGCCTGCATTTCCAGAGAAGACGCCTGTTCCTCACCGTTATACAAAGCAGTCAGAGCGCGGTATTCTCCTTCGCCCGCAATATCCGAAATAATTGTCTCGATACTGCGGTCAGATGCACTAGCGCCGGAAGCGGCAGAAAGTGCCAAGGCGCGTGACTGCGCAAACCGGGCATTGCGGCGCTGCTCAATGGATTCCCGCTGCGATGTCGCGCGCTCTGTTAGTGCCTGCGCTTCAAGCTGTGCCGCCTCGTTCTTTAGTTGCTTTGCCTGCGCACGAGACGAAAGGATGGTGCCAACCCCTTTTACTACACCACCCGCGATGGCCGCTGCCTGTGCCATTATTTTCCCCCGTAGATATAGACGGCGTCGCCATCACAAAGACACTCAAACTCAAACCCAAGGCGCTTCAGGATATGCACCGCCTTACGCTCCCCACACTGCCGGATCGCCCGTACCGGCATTCTCGACTTCGCAACTTCATCATGCAGCTTCTTCACCAGTTTCATAATGCGGACGCTTTTGAGATGTGGCCGCAATGTATCACTAAATGTGGCAAATATACAACGGTAAGGACGTGTTAATGCCATCCCGATCACACCCTCACAAACCCCATCAATATCTACGGCCCACGCCTGAAAGCTGCACGTCATTTCAGGGTAGAACCGTTTCATATCTTCAGCCGTCGCCCCCCGGCTATGTAGAGATATTGGTATCGACATTCATAACCACCGCCAGCAAAGTGACCGGGCGCGGTGCCGTCGCCTTCAGGCATAACCGGCTGTCCGTATCCCAATCGCCCGGAAACTCGAACGGCTCGCTGTCATAGCTGCTGTATATATAATCAGCATCCACCACAGCCCCGCGATCCACCAGAGGGAGATACTGCATGTTCGTGAAGTCAGGACCGTATTGCAGACCTTGCGCGTGCATGTTTTGCGCTATCACACCAAGGGCCGACACCCGCTTTTTCATCGTTAGGGCCGTCCTGCCATCGGGAACGCCATAGGCCAGCTTTGTCGATTTATAGGTCGCTGTATAGGGAAGACCGACCACGTATCCAGTCGTGTAGCTTTGCGCGATGGCACCTGCTGAAACAGTGAATGTCCCCTTGTCCTCACCATCAGCCCAGCAGACAACCGATTCTCCTTCAAGATGGGAAAGCCCGGTTATCGTGGCACCAGAGCCAGACGCGGAAATAAAGCTGTCTGCCTGCTTATTGAGCGGCCCGCCAACACATTCGCTCTCCATCGCCCATTTCTCATGAAAGCGGACAGTGGAGCCATTTATGGTGCGCTTGACCGTGTAGATAACCTTGTCTTCAACCGTGCCGGGCAGAACTACAATATCCTCGACTTCGCCGTCAGTCTCATATTCGACCCAGCATTTGACATCTTCCGTCTTGTCGAAAATGAGAATGGCGACAGTCCCGTCAGAACGAATGCAGTGTATCCGCGTTTCAGGTTGCCGCTGGAGAGCTGTGCGGACAATAGATGGCTCACCGACCTCAGGAACGTGCACCGTAAGGTCATCAGAGCCATAATCATATTTCCCGTCGTCATAGGACGCCTCATAAAGCCGAACACCAGACCGCTGGACATAGGCGGCGTTCGTGTCGATCTTGACAGGAATAACAGAGCTAGCTCCTTGGCCGGATATGTCCTTAAGATTGAAATTTGTTGGTGTAAGCGGCTCATCAAGAGAAGTGGAGCGGGCAGATCGGATTGTTCCCGCCGCGCCAATCAGGAGCCGTGATAGAGGCATGAGCCAGTGGATCGTATCCACAGGGCCAGATCCTATCGTGCGGTTGATCGGTCCTGCGTCCCCTTCATAATCCGGGTCATGGTTATCGAAACTGTCCGACACGGAACCTTGAATGGAATCCTGCCCGGCCCACCATAGCCGCCCCTCGTAAAACGCAACAGCAGTGGGATACCCACGCCTACTCGACCATGAACCCTCTGCCCAAATTGAACTGGCGGTTGTCTTGGCAAGTTCGGTTAGAACCTGCACATCAACTACCGTGCTTGACGTAAAGCCCGTCACCCGGACAACGCCAGTCTGAGACCCAGAAGAAATAGACAGGCTAGCCTCGACTGTTCCAGATGTGAAGTTGCCAGCCTTTACCCCGATACGGTAATAGATCACCTGATTATCAAGTGTGTCATCATAAGAGATGGCGGTATTGGTCGTATATGTACCAAGCGCGGCATCAACCCAATCGCCGGGGTCACCCACTGAATATTGAAGCGTGACCGTGGCGGACCATGTGCCGGTAATGATGATGGCAAACGCCCGCGCCCCATCCGTCCCTATCACCCTGATAGGTGCGCTAAACTGATCTTCAGCAGTGACAGATACGGTCGCGAGCTGCCCGCTTTGGGTTATCCTGAAGAGGGAGCCGACATTCGTTGATTTGAACAGTGGCGCGGACGCTGTCAGCGTCGTGTCCCCCGACGTTGCAGCAGGCGTCAGCGTGATTGGCCCGGTATTGTCAGGGCGGAATGGCCCATTGTCCGACTGGTAGAGAACGACAGACCAGCTATTATTGGCACGGCGCTCTATGCGTCGCTGCTGATACCCTTCACAGGCGACAAACACCACATCGCCCGATTGATCCCATCGGATTTTGGAAAGATCGGCGGTTAGCCACGGAGCCGTTAGTTCCAGCGTCCCGCCTGCATTGACGGTAATACTGCTAACCAGCGTGATATATTCAGTATAGCTGAATATCTCGATCCAGAAATCACCCGAAGGCGTGAAAGCGAGTGAGTGGCTACCAGTGTAAAGCGTCGTTTCGCTCACATAGTCATCCGCCCCGGACGATGACCCAACCCGGATCAGTACAGGTCCGCGCGTCACAACTATATCCAGCGCGTGAACCGTGCCTGTTTCAACCGTAGTAACCTGTTGACGACGCCGGGCAGCGCCGGAACCCGTCCCGACAAGCTGAAGATACCCACCTGTTGCCCATGTCGATGCGGCGGAGCCTTCATCGGCATCAGTCCAGCCGGATACATCGGTATTGAATGTCCCGTTCGTTACAGCCGTAGTGACGGCAGGGCGTGTCACCAGTTCATCGTCAACCAACACACGCATGACGGTATTGGTAATCTCGATCTGCGCTACATCATCAATGGCATAGACAAACGGGATACTGATGGACTGATTATTACTCTTTGTAGCCCAAAGATATTCGGCGCCGGGCCGCAGCATCATCGAGCCGAGCGCACGGGGCATCCAGTTTTTCTGAATTTCCGAGGACAGGGCTGTGCGCGCAAAATCCGTGCGGGCAAGCGCCAGCCGTGAGATCATACCCCTGTTCAGGGCAGTCAGAGCCGTTGAAACGCTTCCCACTAGAACGAACCGTTCCAGCGCGAACCATTGCGCATATTACCGCCGTGACGGGCTTGCGCCCATGAACCCGGAGGCGGGAACCGCGTCGGCTTGTTCATCGCATCAAAGTTCTTGGCTTCACGTTCCGCCATATCCCGCTTTTTCAAGATGTCAGCTTCAAGACCGTCTCCTTGGGTAAGATTGCCGACAATCTCTGAAGCAAGGTCGGCCTCCACAAACTTGACAAACACCTCAGGCCAGCGGGCCATATCAAGCCCCCACGTCGCTCCGTTCGACACCCATTTTACGTAGATCGTTTGCAGGTCGGAATACCAGTAATCCCCCTCATCCGCGTAATCCAGCAGCGGTTGATTGAAGTAGGGATCTGAGCAGATTGCCGCGACCTTAACGATGTCAGTCGGCTTGTCGAAAGCGTACCTTAGTCCGAATGAAGGCGTGATGGACGGGGAGTAGTCAATCTGCCCCGTCCGCGTCGCGAACGTCCATTGCCCCGCCTCAAGGCACTTCTTGACCGAACCGGAGGTTGTCCCGCCATCGCCCCATGCGTCATCAAGCAGATAGCGAGGCTCCCGCGCCTCTGATACGCTCGCAAGCCTGCGCTGCTTGCACAGCCTGAGGGCGCCATTATAGAGGCTTAGCTTATCCGTCATGGTTCACTCCCATCCATAAAGCGGTTGCCAGACAAAGTTGATCGTCTGTGATGCTGTGGCCGTGCCGACAAGGAACATGCCCCCAGCCATTCCGATTAATTCGCCACCCTTGTCGCAAACCAGTAATACGCAGTCAGGGCTACAGACCATGAATGCCAGCGTTTTGGCCGTGTCGGCCCTGTTATACCCCGCAACATCGCCCCAACCGGCTTCCGCGTGGAACCTTTCCCCTATTTTCGCGATGCGCTCGACATCACGAAGCGAGGCTGGGCGGATCATCAGAAGCTGGTAACCTCGGCCAACTCGACATTGACATAGAGCGTACCGACGCCAGCGGCGCCCATTGCAAGGACATTCATGATGTTGAACCCCTCGTTCTGGGCCAAAACAAGCGGGTGGTCCCCTGTGTCGTGCTTCAGGAGATTGTCAGGTGCGGGCGGCAGGATATTGCCCGCCGTTGTCGCGGCGGCATATGCTCCAATCATGCCCAAATGGCTCGTGTCCAACACCTTGGCACCCGCCGTCAATGCGCCGGTGCTCGATATGCGGCAATCCACACTTGTCAGTGTGCCGAGTGAAGTCCTGACCTTGCATTCGTTGCCAGTGAGGCCGATGGCCGTTCCGCCAGTATCCGAAGCTGTGAACCCCCGCGCAAACCTCAGCCCCCAACGAAGCTCCTGCGCTGTCGTGAACCCAGTCGTCACCACAAAGCCTATGCCCACGCGGCGAACAACCACTGGATTGGCTGAGATGTTGCGAAACGAGAAAACGGCGGCATTCGCTGCCGCGCCCGTCAAAGCACCAGACGCAGCGCCAATAGCGTGCCACCCCAGCGTTTCCATAGGGCGCATGGTGACACGCTTGGCCTTGAATGTGCTATCAACCCTCGCTGCCGTGTTGAGATCGTCCCGGCTAATTACGTCAAACGCCATCGTATCAGCTCCAGCTATATTTCACGGCCCATTGGCCTTGCATCTTGTATTCCGAGCGCGCGTAGATCGTCCCACCGACCCCCGCCGTGGGCAGCGCGGTCAAGTGGATGAATATCGGCGCGTATCTGTGGTCATCGGCGGTGTGGTCTGCGGTCGAACTATCGGCGGCGAACCATGCCTGTATGTTTGACCCGGCTAGAACCGATGTGTCCGCAAAAGAAACACTAGCCTCATTTGATCCGGGGAAAGCGCCGAAGTTGAGTGTAGCGCTTCCAATTGTCACCCCGGCAAAATCATCAATCTCTTGTTCCGCTGACCTCAGCCGGTTCTCGTTGTACCGGGTGCGGGTTGCTACCGAAGGCATTTACGCAGCCAGTGCCTTGATGCGTTCCAAAGCATCCGCCTTGCGCGAGATGCCGGTTTCTACAACCATACGGTCGCTCTTGCGGATAATGGCGTGCTTGGCGTCGCGACCCTGCCAGCGCACCTCATAAGCGCCGTCCTCATCGCTTCCGTCCGCACCGTCATCAGCCTCGTTCGCGGCCTCAGGAACCGCCTTCAGGTCGATCTTGCGCAGGAGAACAAGCGATGGGATTTTGACCCCAAGGCTGGTCTTGACGATCCCAGACACCATTACCTCAGCATAGAACGCCTCGCTGCATGGCATGATGCGGATGATGTCATAGACGCTCAGATTTTTGGAGACGTTCTTGAACATCTCGGCATTGAGGTAATCGTCGAGATTGACGACGCCATCGGGTTTCACTTCCCAAGTCTGGCTGTGAAAACCAGAAAGCTGCATGTCCGTCGGCATGATAGCCTTGACCTTGTAATCGCTCATGTCTTGTCCTCTTGCTCAAAAAAAAGGGCGACCCGCTAAGGCCGCCCCTTGGTGAAATATGTCGAAACCGTCAGTCCGAATCGGTCTGGGTAATCGTGGTCAGGTTGTTGAGATCGGTCGTGCCGTCTCCGGTCGCGCTCACCTGATGCAGCGTGACGATGACCGGCGATGCGTCCGTGTCAACAACATAGACAAGATCGCCGACAGCCATACCGAGAGTGCCGCCGTTGGTGATGTAGTTGGCGCCATCGACAGTCGCGGCATCATCAGTAGAACGATACAGCCACTGCTTGCCGGGCAAACCGCCAATCGACTGGTTGATAAGCTGCGGCGGGTTAGAAGTTGAGTAAGTCATATCAAATTCTCCTTATTCGCCAGTGATCAGCGAAGCGTCGTGGTTCATCACGACAACGCCCGCGTTCTGAAGCAGGGCAGCACCGTGATAAACGGTCGTGCGCGCCCAGCTCATGTTCTGCTTCTCGTCGTAACCAACCTTGGCGTCGATATCGCCAGTGTTGATCGCATGACCGATAGCCGAACGGTGATACATGAAGCACTTCTCAGCGTTCGTGTTGGCGCCCGGCAGATCAGGATGCTCGATCCAGAGAACATTCATCCAGCGATATGCCTGCGGCGTATCACGCCAGCCAAGAGCGTCATCGACCAGCGGCTTCATATTGACATATTCCGCGCTCGAAAACTCAGGCACCTGAAGCAGATATGCCAGGAAACCCGGAGTTACCGCCGCAGTGATGTTGCCGTCGTTCGGCACCTTGGCATAACCAAGGATTGCCTTCGCACGAAGCACCATCTGAAGGTTCGCCGTCGTCGCCGTTCCGGTATCAACCGTTGCCGTATTCAGAACAGTCGTGATGACATCATCGATGTCGCGGTTGATGACCGCGCGCGACGTGTCCTGCATGATGCGGCGCTGATCACCCTGCGACTGGAAGATGTTGAAGTTGGTCATTTCGACCAGATCATTCTTCTCAACCAGAGTGGCCGACGTCTGCGTCAGGCTGTTGTTACGTGCCGGGATCAGGCCGTTGATGCCACGAGTGGTAGCGTTCGCACCGCCGCTGTCTGCGACAAGGAACGTGGCCGTATTGCCCTTGATAACGGATTCGGTTGTAACAGTGCTGCGGAGCAGGGATTGGTTCTGCTCGAAGCCCTTGATCGTCTCAGTGCGATATTGGGTAATTGCTGCTGAAGTAGCCATCATAGCCTCCATGAAATCAGATTGGATTTCACAGGGAACCGTGGCTTTGATGCTTCATCCGGTAGCCTTCCAGCGCGGACTTACATCTTCGACGATGCTGTGTCGCCCCGAAGGGCAGTTATGGTCCTACGCGGGAAACCGGGAGTAGAACTGTTGCCTTAATACTACAGGTGTGGTTTTCCTGTCAACACCTATCCTTTCATGCTGTCACGAGCGGCGATAAGCTCCTGATACCGCGCCTGTTTCGCGTCATCAGCAAACCAAGCCTTGCGGTTTTTACCCATGAAATCTTCCAGTTCCCTGATCTCGGCATCAATGGCCTTGACCGGATCGCCGGAACCATTTGCAACCACAGTTGCGTGAGGATTGCGCTCCAGCGCCAGTGCCGTCATCCACTTCAGGAACTCCGGGTTATTGGCAAGGCGGATACCATCAGGGCCAATCCCCCCAAGGATAGTGTCCTGAATAGCCTCAGGGAGCGTTTCGAGATGATTGTGCAGCGCATTGATGTTGCGACGGTAGTCTGCGCCCCACTCCTCACGCAGAGCATCTTCACCGGCAGTCTTGGCAGCTTCATTCGCCTCGGCCTCAGACGCCTCCTGCTCTTCAACCAATGCATAATATGCCTTGAGTGCACCTTGGGTAACGCCAGCAGGCGCATTCAGTTCGTGCATCGCCTTCACGAAGTTTTCAACTGCTGGCTTATCATCCTCGCCTATCGTCAGTCCTTCAGGCAATTTCTCCAGATACCCTTCAGGCGTATCAGGAACGCCATTGGCCTTACGCCACGCGGCCTTTTCCTCATCAGTCGCATCATCCGTCAGTGGCTTGATGTATTTGCCTGAAGCAATGTCATCACCATGCTTCTTGAGCGCGGCAAAGGCTGCTGTCTCGGACTGGTAACGGCCAAGCCACTTCGCCAGCTTCTCATCTTCACCAGCGGCACGGATACGCCAGTCAACCAGCTCACCCTTGGGGGCTGGCTCAGCAGCGGGTGTGGCCTGCGCGTTGTCTACAGAGACGGTGTCCACAACGCCAGAATCAGAAACCCCGCCATCTACGGGCGGGGCATCATCGATTGGGGTGGCGTCGGTTTTGTCGAGTATCGTTCCGTCACTCATGGTCTATCCTTGTAGTTTTCAGGAAGTCTTTGAAGGTTGGCAATGATCTGGAGGCCGACCCACCGCCGACCCTCTAGAAATATCGTCTTGCGGTCGCCATCGGGACCGAACTTGAAGGATGGCTCATAGACACGCGCGGCCATTTCCACGATCCACTTGAGCGCGTGCTTTTGCTGATCTGCACTGGCAATGCCTTGCGCCACCGCCTGCAACGCAATCAGGTCCACTTCGTCAAAAGGAGCGGGGCTTTCCGGGTTGCTGAGATCAAGCGCCATTATGCTTTAATATCCTTTGCCCGCGCGATAATGACCCCACTGGTATCAACCCCGTATTTCTTGGCAGTCTGTTCATGCGCTTCATGAAGAACAAGCCCCGCGTTGCGCGCATACTCAAAAAGGATTTCCATCCCTTCTTTGCTGTCAGTCTGAGGCCAAACCTTATCCATAATCACGCCGCCAGCTCCTGCCCTTGCATAGCCTGCCCAGCCTTGCCAATTTGTTCAGCCACCTCGGCACCGGCACCCATCGTCTGCAACAGTTCCGTAGCCTCCTGTTTGGCGCGCTGTTGATCAAGGATTGCTTCAGCCTCATCCTCGCTGTTCATCCATTTGGACGGCGCGCCAGACGAACGGATCACATCGCGGAAGGCTTCACGGATATTAATGTCAGCAACAACCGATTGATCCAGCGCCATCGTATCAGCCAACACAGCCTTAACCTCGGTGAAGCGCTCCAGCTTCTGCCGTTCGATCACGTCATGCAGCGGACTGGTAAAGCGGAAGCCCACGTCAGCGCCATGTAGACTTTCCGGGATATCGGACATGCGCCCAAATGCCCCATTCAGCATCAGAACATCGAATGTCGTTTCACATAGTGCGCCGTTATACTCAGCTTCTAAAGGTTCAAAGATCGGTGCGGCCTGCCTGATATACTCCTGCACCCTTTGCCCTACCTCATAAGCGGTCATCTCAGGGCCGGTCTGGGGCAGGGACAGCGCATTAAGGAAATAGGCGTCCCGCATCATCGCCATGATGTCGCGGCGCAGATCAAGGCCGACGCCCATACCGCCGTAATTCTGTGTGATCGGTCGCAGCGCTTCCCCAAGCCGCTCGTCATATTCCTTGTCAACCGTGGTAATGCCACCGGCGAACAGGGAGATGTCGGAGCGGATAGCATCCTGCGTCGCGATCATCGGGGGGTTGGACGCTTTCTCGCCCGCTTCCAATAGTGTCAGGGAGATGGCCTGCAACAGCCGTGCATCCGGCATGGCGGCAACGGTCGCGGGGCTGTAAGAGTATTGTGAGCCGGAGACCGTCTGCCAGCGCGGCACGACATACATGAAATATTTCTGCCCGACCTCCTCCATGATGTGCTTATTCTCCACATCGAGAAAGATCGAGACATACGGAAAACGCGCGAACTCAGGTTTATAATCCGCTCCGGGGATAACGATATGTAGGCAATTGATCTCGCAATAGGGATCAGCCTTGGTGCCAGACAGCTTCTCGCGGATTTTGGGATGGATGTTGCGAAATGTGCTAACCAGTTCGCGGGCGGTAGGCTTCCACTTGCGATACAGCGTATCGACCGTCCCGTTCTCGTTCTCGCACCACGCGCAATCCCTCAGGTGCCAGCATCGATAGAGTAAGCCCGTCAGGTCACGGTTCATCTGGACAGAGATAACCGCCTGCCCGAATGCCGCGAAGTCATGGTCCCCTTCCTTGGTGGCGCGGGTAAACTGGCTCTTGCGGTCATACATCAGCTTGCGCTGGCGGACGGTTGCCCACTCCATCCATTCCCGCGCATCATGCGGCGTATCATCCTCGTACTTGACCGCCATCGAAAACCACGGAACAGCTGTTGACCGGAGCATAGCAGAGAAGCTGTTACCAAGATCGCGGCGCAAGATAATGGGGTAGCTGGTGGTCAGATTGTCAGCAAAGTCGCTACCGAGAGAGCGTTTTGCTGTGAAATCGGCGCGTTCAGGATAGGTCTGGTCCGCGATGTCCTGCCATAGCGAGACAAGAGACTGGCGCTTACCAAAAAGATTATCGGAGCGGCCTACCAGCGCGGCAACGTCCATTAGCCACCCAAGCCTTGACGATAAGCGCCCAGCTTACTCGACAGGATCGTGCCGACCATCTGCGCTGTAACGCGCCTACGGTCCATCGGCATGCGCTTTTTCATCTCCTCAGGAGAAAGGGGTGTAATGACAGGGCCAGTCGGCTCGGTAGGTGCGGCACTCCGCTTTTTTTTACCTATCAGGCCGAATGAAGCGGTCTTCAGAACTTTCTTTCCCATCAGTAGCCTCCCAACGTCTCACCACCACCAAGAATAGTGCTCGCCCGCCCTGAGCGCTGGCGCTGCTTCATGATGGATGCCCGGCGCGCAGCCATGACTTTATCGTCGTCAGCCAGCGGCATAATCTTCGGACCGTCAGCGGGGGCGGGTGCTTTCTTCTTACCTCCAAGCACTTTTGACCCAACAAGGCCCAGTGTTGCCACCTTCAATATCTTCTTTGACATCATCGTCTCCGTCTCTTGGCCTCATGGCCCAGAACAACCTTGGGTACATATCCGTCAGAACTTGCCGCACGCTGGATAGCCTGCCGCCATTGCGTCGCGTCGGTTACAGCCTTCGCCCCGGCCCACCAGCACATCACGACCGCGTCCCCCTTGTCAGGAGAGCGGCCCAGACGTTTCACCAGCTTGTCTTTCGGCTCCAGATGAATGACCATCCCGCCTTTACCCGCCTTCGTCTCGAAAGTCGGCGCGGTCAGGTCGGCAAGCAACTCCTTATCGTCAGGCAAGGCCATCGTGGCACCGCCCGGCTGAGTTGGATCCAATGCCTCCCTAAGCGTCCAGTAAGCCTCGGTGCGAATGTTGGCGAACCGCAATTGATTGTCACGAGTGCGGCGCACACTTTCCTTGACGCCCATATAGCCGACAGCATTTTCCATGCCGATATTAGCGGACAGATGCCGAAGTGCATCACCACCCCAGCCACCGCCCAGATCGACAATCACCTTTGCCCCGTCAATACGCTTCGACAGCACCATGCCAGCGACATCGGCTCCGCCCGGCGTTTGCGACCCCGGAACCACATAGAGCGGGGCGAACCAGTCATCATAACGAAATGCCACAACACTGTTATCCGTACCGCCTTGGGCAACGTCCACGCCCATGGCGCACATCGGTACGCCCGGTATTGGCTGCGGTTTCCAGCGGCGCTGCGCCTCCTTGACCCATTCCGTAGGGATGCACTGGTTTAGATCGTCGGTTACACCAGCGCCCCAATCACCATACTTCAATTGCGACCGAAGCGGCTCAGGCAGGGAGTCCAGCGACTTGCGATATTCAGGCGTGTCGCGATACGGATTGTCTTTTAGCTTAGCCGGGATGAACGTGAACGAAAGTGGCTCCCTTATCTCACCCCCAAACTCAACTTCGCCCGGCCCTTCCTGCCAGTGGATAACCCCGTCCCCGTCCAGAATACCCCAACGCAATTCACCCGGATCTGCACGTCTGGGATGATTAACATCGAGCCACGGCGCAAACCACTCGGTCAACCAGTAACCATCACTGGAACGCGGCGGGTTGCTCGGCAAAAGGACGCGAGTGCGTTGCCCTTCAGGAGCGCGAAGCCATGCGAAAAGCGAGGCCACCTGCATACGCAGAAACTCGCCAGCCTCATCAAAGACCATCAGATCGCGTTCACGGCCAGCGTGCTTTGCCCAATCCCCCGGCTCTTTCAGGCCTGCCAGTTTACAGCTGCGACCATCAGGCCAGTTCCATTCCCCATATTCGGAACCATTAAACCGGGCGCGGTTCCCGATTATCTCCTTACCCGCGCGCTCCAATCCGTCCGTCTGCGACCCTTCGCGCCTGAATATGATACTGTGCCGATGCGCCTGCGCGGCAAGTCCCATGGCGAGGTAACTCTTACCGCCGCCAGCCTCCCCGCCATACAGGAGGACATCGGCCTCACTTAGATAGGCATCCGTCTGTGGCCCCGGATTTGGGAAGAACACCAGTTCACGGGTTGCCTGAGCAACCATATCCTTGACGGCCTGCCGGTTCTCTTCTGGGAGGGATTCAAACTCAGCAAGGTCGTCAAGAAGAGACATTAGGCCACTTCGACCGTCAGGAAGTCGAGGCGGACGCTATTGGATGCGCTGGCAACCGACCATGTGGCCGATACCGCAACCTGCTGAACCGCAGTCGTGTCAATCGTGGTGGAGGCCAGAATGTCGTCCTTGTACGTCGCGGTGCCTTCAGCAGCCGGGACAGACTTGCCAGTGCCGAAGCCGACGACAGTGCCAGACGCGCCAACAGTGCGAACGATCAGCTCATATTCGCCCATGAACACGTTGTTGTTGGCAACGTCGGTCGCAGCGTGCGTGAACAGCAGCGTGCCAGTGATGCCGCCGATATAGACCTTGATCGCCAGCGTATCGGTCGAGTTCGTCGAGGTGGCAATGCCCTGCCACTTGATCTTGATGACCTGCCCCGCATCGAGGCTATTCTTGGGGAACGTGTAGCTGGTATCGAACGCGGTTTCAGTCGTGGTGTTCGAAATAGCCGAAGACGCGGCCCCATTGGAATAGGCCACCAGAGACGCGACGCCGGGGATATTGCCACCTGCGACAAGGCGCCCCATGCGAGACAGGCCGAGAAGCCTGCCGTGAACAGAAGTGAGAATCTTAGGTACTGCCATGATAATCTCCTATCGTTGCTTCGTTGCTTACGAGATTGCGCCCTCAGACCCCGGACGCAGGGGATTCAGTTGATTGATGGCTGGGCCTTTGCACGGCTCATCAGGAACCGCATACGCTTGATTGTTTCCATGTCGCTCAGGTCGGCAGTCTCGATAGGGCCGCCGTCCTTGCCGGTGTGTTCTATAAGCTGTTTGTCGTAACCAAGTATCTTGGCCTGCCCCATCGTGGCCTGTATCGCAGCAGAAGGCGCTTCCATCTCGCGGGCGAACTGCCGATCATCATCGAGCTGTTCAAGAATGTCATCCATTGATTTGCGCGCACGGACTGCGGCGTCGGCCTTTAACTCTGCAACACGACGCTGAACGTTGACATTAGTTGACAGCCTTGATGCTGCTGTTTTGTCACCCTTATACCCAGCGGTGAGGTATGCTTCCGTTTTCTTCGCACCCTTTGCCAACTCCTGCGCGAATATCTCGTGACGGGAGTTTTCAAGGATCGGCATCAGATGTCGAACCTCATTTTTGAGCCGCCCAGCACATCGAAATCGTAAAGCGTATTGGCTGCGATAGGGAAAGGGTTTGTCGAGCCAGTTGGCGTCGTTACGGACAGCGTTGCGAAGTCCAGTGTCCCTGCGGAAGTGGAATAGACCGAGATCATCGTCGTTGATTTGTTGAACGTGATAACACCATCATCAGACAATTGCGTTCGAGCAAGAAAGGGAACAGTTCGGAGCGGCGCATTTCTGATCCTTGGACCCCGCATCTCAAATACGGTGCATTCATTTGCCATGTGGTTTCCCCAAAACAGAAAAACCCGCCGGGCGTTTTGCCTGACGGGTTGTGCGCTGAGCGCATTTCCGAGAATGTTCTTTACTTAGCGTAGCCGTGCGCAGCGGTCAAGAAGCATCACCCAACATAACTCCAGCCCCTCCGCAAGCTAAAACCAGTGACCTTCTATCCTCTGCCGCAGTCCCCGCTGTTTGCGCAAAGTCTATCAGCTCCTCCCAGGGCATCGGCTCGCTGCCATCCCCGCAGTCTAGCAAACTATCAGGATCTTCGTCTAAAAGCATTTCGCAATAAGAATCGTATGTCCACCATGTTAGGTGTGTCAGAATATGGGCCACCTCCCCCTGGTAGCGAAACCACTCACCTTGGTCTCTAAAGCCACTGAGGCACTGGTGTAAGTACCTTTCATCTTCTCTCGAACCTGGCGCATGTGCCACAAGGTATAATTCTTCCGGAGAGCCTGTTTGTAGGCCATAGAGCCGCTTGCGTGGGTCACCAGAGCAAAACCCTATTTTGACACGCCTGGCAGTCGGCGCGGCAACAAAATAGACAAAGCCGTTCATCACAACCCCATCCTTATCGATACATGCGCCGCAACAACCTGAGTGCAGGCCCGAGCCGCATCAGATGCCGACCGGCTGTTCTTTGCCATCAGTACACCAGCATCAGCCGCACTCGAATGGAACCGGCATACATCCTCGTATATCGACCAGTACCGCGTCGGGAAGTCTTTCGATAGCCGCGCCAGCTCCCCAAGAGCCTCATGTTCCGACTGCCCGACCCAGAGATACCGGCCATAGACCCGTATACCGTCCTCGCGCGGGCCTTTCTTGTCAATCCGCTGCCACAAGGCCTGACAGTATCGAATGGCGATCTTCTCATTGTCGCTAAAGGAGCCGTTCTCTTCATTCAGCCATCGCTCGATAGCTGTGCCGCCACGGTTGACCTTGGCGTTGCGGGCCTCGTGATATTTGCCAAGCTGCTCATACTGCCCATGCTGCTCTGCGAATTCATTGACCAGCGGTTCTGCTGGTGCCGGTGCTGCTTTACCCATTCTCACCCCCTTTGTGCTGGGCTTGGATGTGTTCACCGAGGGAAGCCGCTGTAGCTCGCTCA